CTTCGTAACGAACCTCGACGCCAGCGCTGGAGCTCTGGCGCAAGATTTTGTTGCCGTCCTCGTCGTCGATGTGCGGCGCATCGCCGATCGACGGGTGATGGATGGCGCCGGGGTCGATGACATACCCCTCGCTGTTGGTGCAGTACTGGTCCGAGATGACCGGCAGCTCGACGCCGTCGGCGTAGACCACGATCGTCTTGTACCCGACGCCACCGCGGCCGGTAATCATCGTGTACTGCTTGTTATCGAGGCCCGCGCTCAGCTCGATGAACTTGTCCGGGCTGAGGACGGCAACCAGCCGCGTTGCGTGACCGATGGTCGAGACGTAGTTGGCCGCGGTGACGAGGCCCTGGAGCAGCGAAACGCCGGTTGCGGTGCAGTCGACGATCCACCCGTACAGGAACGAGTTGGTCGTGCGGTCCTGGCCGAAGAAGTTCTCAGCCGCGGACGGCGCCGTGGTCGGAACCCACGCCGGCAAACCGGCGGGGCGCAGACGCGACGGGGTCGCTGAATCCTGACGGTCACCCTTGGTGAAGATGACGTCATTGATCGTCAGGCCGGTGATGGCGTTGAGCGCGGTGTCCATCGTGATGGTGCCCGCCGAGTAATCCACCTTCGTGATGACGGCGGACTGCCCAGCGCGCAGCGTGTTCGCGCTGATGGTCTGCGAGAAGACCAACTTCATGCCCTTGACGAAGCGGTAGACGACCGAGCGATCGACGGCACCAGTGCGCGGGTTGCCCAGCGTGATGACGAAACCAGCGCCAATGGCGTTGGTGACGGTCGCCAGCTCGCCGAAACCCGTGGTGAAGAGCGCAACGGAGCGCCGGTGCGCCGAATAGCGCAGCGACGAGTCCATTTCGTTCTTGAGCTGCGGAATCCAGCCGCCCGCCTTGTTGCGGGTCTTGGCAATGATGTCCTTACCCACCGATGGCACCTGGAAGTCATTGCACCAGGTGACTTTGAACTGCGCGCCGCCCGACATCGCGTTCTGACCGCGGTCCTGGGCCTCGGTGAAGTCCTGCGAGCCCGACGGGTTGTCGCCGTAGATGTTCAGGAAGTTGTAGTCATCGCCCGACCCCTTAGTGTCGTGGGTGATGATGTTCAAGGTCCGCGATTCGACCTTGGAAATCGTGTTGATCGTGAATTGCGGGGTGTAGTACCGCTTGATGAAGTTGGATGCGGTTGCGGTAGTTGCGCCAGAAGGCATGGGTCACCTCAATCGGTCAGGCGCCAATGGCGGCCATGACACGCTTGAATCGTTCGCTCTCATCCAGCGGCAAATCGTCCTCGTCACCCGACGGGAGTTCGCTGGAATGGACGCTCGAAAGCGTCACTGAGCCAGTCTTGCGACTGGTGGGTGCCGGTGGCCCTTTACCCGGCTGCGCGGCTTGTACGGGTTCCCGCTTCCCGAACTTTTTCGACTTCGCGACGCCCTGCTCGAGAAGGTTCTCGATGGTTTGCGCGGCAGTCTCAACGTCCAAAATGGCGCCGTTGTATTTGGCGTAATAGTCGGTGATGGTCTGAATCACCGCCTCGTGCTGGCCAAGGCTGTTGACGAGATCGAAAGCGTCGCCACCGGCCGTAACGGTCTGGCGGATGCTCTGCTTCCATGACTCGACCTGCTGCGCCTGTTCGCGCGCGGTGCGGTCGGCGCGTTCCTTGTCGAGTTCGGCGCGCATGCGAGCGACTTCGCGCTCCGCGGGCGACTTCTCGGTGGCAATGACGCCGTCCAAGAACTTGTTGATCAGCTCATCGCCGCCAACCTCATGCAGGAGCTTGACGTCGCCCTCGCGCAGGCGCTGAATCACCTGGTCGAAGAGCTGCGCCTTTTGCGCGTACTGCTGCGCGGCTTGTTCCTTGGCGGCAACAGTCGCCTCGCGCTCACGAATCTTCTGCCGGTCGCGGGCGAGCGCGCGGAAACCGGAGCGGAGCTTGATGCCGTCTTCGTCTTCCGGCTTGGCCTCGTCCTTTTTCGGCTCGGGCTTCTCGGTCTTCGCCTCGACGGGCTTGTCTTCCTTCTCGGCCTCGTCGGCGGTCTTGCCAGCCTTTGGTTTGGGAGCGTTGGGCTCGGGAGCGACGTTGTCGATTTCCGACTCGGGCGAGATTCCCGCGGCCTCGTCATCCGCCATTGCGGCGGACATGGCTGCATCGAAGTCACCGCCGGCTTCGTTGAGCTCGGCGGTCGCGTTCGCAGCGGCCTGGGGCGGTCCGTCGAGCGCCATCAGACTTTGGGCTCCACCTTGACGAGGTTCAGGTCATCGGGTCCGCCGCCACCCGGCAGCTGGCCAGTCGCCTGGAAGCGCGCGACGTCCTCGGGCGGCAGGAGACCGAGCCGGTGAAGCCGTTCGATATCGTGCGGATGCGTCAGACCGCCGCGGGTCGTCTTGCCGACGGCTTCCATGGCGGCGATGCGACCGCGCGCCTTCTTCAGCTCTTCGCGGAGCTGCTCGGGGGACTGCTCGTCCTCGGTAACCTCTTCGCGCTGCTGGTTCTTTGCCATCGCTCTGGTCAGAGCGATTGCTGGCTATGCTGGCGGCGGAGCGGCAGCAGGCGGCGCAGGAGCACCGGAAGGAGCGCCAGGCGCCGGGCTAGGGCCACCGGGCGCACCGGCCCCGCCAAGCGCTGGCGGTGGCGTCGGCCCGGCAATCTGGCCCTGTAGCGCTACGACGTCGTCCAGGAAGCGATAGAGCAAGTCGAGATGCTTGGCCGGGACGTCTTCAGCATTCCTGGCTTCGCTCAGGTACTGGCTGCCGAGCAACAGAGCCTGCGTGAGGTCCATAGTCGGCTCGGGCCCCTCGTATTTGCCGTCGTCGAGCATGTTTTCGCAGATGCGCTCGATTTCCTCCTCGCCGGCAACGTCGCGGCTCGTGTGCGAGTCGGGGTCCATGTCGTCAAGCGCCGCTTCGGCCCGTTGCGGCGTCCAAATGCCTTGCGCAACCAGGTCGGTCACGCGGTCAAGGCGCCCTTGCGGCGTCGTCGGCAGCAGCGAAGCCGGGTAGGCCTGAATGACATAGGCGTCTTCCTCGAGATTGACGTCCTTCCAGGCGATTTTCTTGAGGACGTCGGTACCGGGCGCCGAGACTACGAAATCCGGGTTGTCGGCGTAGAGGTCGCGGGCGATGTCGACGCACCGGCGAGCAATGTCCATGTGGAGCTGCTCCCATCGCTGTGCAAGCACCGAAAAGCGCGCGGTCTGGATGTCCAGCGATTCACGAATCGCGACGGCTGCAGTAACGCCAGCTTCCTTCTGTCCAGCTGCAATCTGTGCGTTGACTCCGTATAGAGCAAAGGCCTTTTCATAGTGCCGCTCCAGCTGCTCATACACCTCGGGCGAGAGCGCCTGCGGGCTCCAGAAGACAGGCGGCTGATTGCCCTGGAAGCGGATGACCGATCCGACGCCGTTGGGCATGGCCGCAATCTTCGCTGTCATCGGCAGACCGACACGCGGAACGGCGGCCAGGTGCTGGGCGCGGTTGATCTTGTCGAGTAGCGTGTTGATCGCGAGCTGAATCGGCATCAACGTTTCGGCCGGCGAGCGCCCGTATGGCCCAATCGCCGCCGGGTCGATGCTGAACAGGATGATTGGGAAGTAATCGCGCTTGTATTCCTCGTCGACCAGCGTTCCGCCAGCACCATCGACGGCAATCACGTGCCGTCCATCGCTCGCCTTGCGCCCGCTGCGCAGGTGCCAAGCCTCGTAGAGCTCGATCAGGTTGCTGGCCGTGCCATCCTGCACCGGCGTGGCCTGCTTGGCGTTCCAGAGCGCGTTGGTTACCTCGTTCGCTGGAACGCTCTTACCCTCTTCCTTCTTCCACTTGCCGAACTTGGCCAGTGCGACCCACTTGTCGACGAACTTGCGGCGATACATCGACCGCGGCTGTCCGCGGATGCCGTCGTTGGCGTCGATCATGACCTCGTTGCTGAGAACACGACCCACCGCCACCCGGTCATCGTCGGGGTAGACCTCAATCCCGGCGACGTCGCCCCAGCCAGCGTCAAGGAAGCATTGCTGCGTCGTCTCGTAGACGCGCGCCATGTTGAACAGGCCGTCGCAGAACTTCGTCAGCCCCTTCGCCTTGCGCTTCTGCTTCCTGTTTCCGTCCGTGGTCAGGAAGCGCGCCCGCGGTCGGGCCCTGGACACCTGCGACGCGACCGTCTGCACTACGGAGCGAATGACGTTCCAGGTGACGTCGCCGCCAAAGCTCGGCACGCCGTCCGGGCTGATCGCAGCCTGCCCGCCGTACTGATATAGGCTCGTGAGCTGGCGGCCCTCGTACATCGAACCATAGAGAAGATTCAGGTCCTGCCGCTGCTGCTCTCCAGGCGACGTCTCGATGGCCTTGGCCGTATCGACCATGGCCTGTCCGGGTTCGCCAGCGTTGTCGGGGACGTCGCCCTGGACATCGGGCCACCATTGCCGGGGCGTGCCTGGCCGCGTGTTGCCCGAGTAGTCGTGATGCGAGATGGTATCCATCACGCGACCTCGATTGTGCCGCGCGCGTAGTCCACCTTGACCACGGTCAGTGTCGGCCCCGTTGGCTTCGGAACCTCGCCAAAGAAGCGCACCAGAACGCCGTCTGGGCCCATGGTGAAGTTCAGCCGCTCACCGATGGAGTAGCGGAACACGTCGCGCCGGTTGCGAAGCTTCAAGCGGCCCGCTTCCCGCGCTTGGCGTAGATTTCGGCCAGCTTCGCGCGCGGGTCAATGACGCCGGGCGGAAGTTCCAGGTCCTCTGGCTCCTTCTCGGGCGCCGATGCCATCGGTAGCGCCCCGTCGCCGAACTGCACCGAAATGTCACCGGCGCGGTAGCTAGTGACGCCGAATTGCTTCAAGACGCGCAACAGGGCGGCTAGCTCGCGGCTCTTCATCCTGCCGTGGTCAGCTCGATTGATGCGCCAAGAGCGGCACAGCGCCCTTAGGACCCCCGTTCTCTGCCGCTGCTATCGTCGCTCGCCCGTGAGGCTTGCGCTATGTCTGGCCAGCCTCCCTAGGCGCCGTCGATGCCCAATCGCCGTGGCGAGCCCAGTGGGGCGCCCTCGCACGCGCGTTGGTCAGGTCTCGGGATATTCATGGGCTGACAGAGGTATCAGACCGATTGCTAGCCGCTGTGCCTGTAGCCGCTCAACACTCCCTGCTGCTGGGCCAGGGCCGCCGAACTCAGTGAACTAGATGCGCCGCGGCGGTCTCGGAACCAGGCCGAAATCGTATCCCTGACCACCTTGACCCCCTCGCTGTCCAGCTCGGTCTTGCCGTGAAGATACGCATCCAGCCATGCCAACGTTTCGCCTGCGTCAAAGACCATTGTCGCTCCTTTGGTTTAGTCCCAGGGATTCGCGCCCTCGTCGAACACCTGGCTCTCGTCGTCCTCGATCAATCGCCGGCCCGCGCGCATCGCCTTGTCGCGCTTGACCTTCATCAGCGCGGCGGCCTTGCGCTTCTCTGCATGTGTCGGGGTCTCTTTCGGCCCTTCGTAGACGCTGTAATAGCCGCCGGTTGCGTAGCGCTTCGACTCCGCTGGGTCAGGGTGCCAGTTGCTGGCCCACTTCCATGGCCCGCCAGAGGGCGCGTTGGGGTCGCGGCG